AGGAACTGAGCAATTTACAGTAGACGAGACTGGTAACGTAATAGCCAATGGCTCCCTGACCGCTGCCTCAGCATCATTCACCGCAGCTTTGCCGGTCACATCAGGTGGCACAGGTTTGTCGTCAACGACCGCCAACCAGTTACTCTACAGCTCAGCCACAAGCACAATTGCAGGATTAGCTACGGCAAATAATGGAATTTTATCCACTAATGGCAGTGGGGTTCCAGCGATTAATAACGTGGTTGATTTGGTTGGCCAGTTTAATATTGATAACCTACGTGTTGACGGCAACACATTAAGCTCGACGGATACTAATGGCTCTATTAATTTAACACCAAATGGACTAGGGGGAGTTACTAACGGATATATGACATTAAAGTCAGTGACCGGTGCAGGGGAGCTTGGGACATTTTCGGTTGGTGAGCAACTAAGATTTACAATTTTAACTGGTGGATCTAGTGTATCGCGCCCTATTTTATTAAGGGTTAAATTTATCGGTGGGGCTATAACTTCCGCTAACAAGTCAGCTTTTTTTGATGGAATAATATCGGTTGTCATGAACGGAAGTGGTACTTCGTTTTTTGTGAATAATATTAATACCCTGGCGCAAAATAGGTTTGTTCAATCTGATATCGAATTAAGAACCGTAGGCACAACTTCATTTGATATTATTATAAGGCAGCCGGAATCAACGGGTAATTATCTTGCTTGGAGTTGCAGTGTCGAATCATTGAATGCACAGTCCAATAGTGGAATATTGGGGGCTGCAGCGGTCTTGGAAAGTGCGGACGCTTATACGACCCCAGTTAATTGCGTTACTCCTGTTATCGCAAGAGGTACGGGCTATGTTGATCTTGTTGCAAATGATAATTCTATAGTTCAAATTTCTTCTTCTGGGCTAACCATACAGGGCGCTTATACATTAACTGCTGGCGGTACAATTACCTCCACATCAGGCATCAACTTCGGCCAAGACACGCTCGATTATTATGATGAGGGTACGTTTACGCCGGTGCTTGCATTTGGTGGAGCCTCAGTGGGTATTACTTACTCAATACAGACGGGTAAATATACGCGTACTGGAAATGTAGTAACGATTACTATGATTATAGCACTATCAAGCAAAGGCTCCAGTACGGGTAATGCGACCATCACCGGATTGCCAATTGCAGCTAACCCGACAGGCTCGCAAACAAGCACTTGCTATGCTGCAAATCTAACAGCATCCGTCCCATCAGTTTTGATATCACCCGGCACAACTTTGTTAGTCAGGTCGGTAAACTCAGGTGCGGCAGCTACAGATCTGACAAATGCAGAGTTTGTGAATTCCACCGTTATAGCAATCAACATGTCTTACTTTACAACCTAAGGTTAACGAGGATTAAATCATGCTTACAGAAGAAAAGTTACAACCAATTTTCACCGACATCAACCCAAATACCAAGACGATTAGTGTGGCAATGGATAGCGTCATCAAGAAAGACGGAGTTGAAGTGTCTCGCAGTCGTGAGCGTTGCGCTTTCGTTCCTGGTGATATCGAAGGCGTGAAGGCTTACACCGGATTGGGCGATGATGCACCTGAGATTGTTTATCTGAATTCAATTTGGTCGGCTGAGGTGATTGCCGCTCAGAAAGCATTAGTTGCTAGCCAGGAGATTTAAGATGTTTACAGTAGAAGAGTTGCAAAAAGATTTAGAGACATACACACAGAAGCAAGCGGAGTTGCGCGAGCAGTTTTCCAACCTAAGTGGCGCTATGCAGTTGCTTAATTTGCAGATCCAAAAACTAAAGGAGGCTCAAAATGGCGAAGCTGACGACGAAAGCGAGAAAGGCGCTACCGAAGAGTGATTTTGCGTTAGAAAAGCAGCGAAAATATCCTTTGGACACGAAAAATAGGGCTGCAAATGCCAAGGCGCGCGCGCAGCAACAGTACGATGAAGGCAGGATGGCTAAAAGCACATTATCGAAGATAGATTCGAAAGCCAATAAGGTGCTAAAAGGTAAAAAATAACTTATGATGTATGTAGATTGACTACATTAAATTAAAGGGAGTTAAACATGGCTATTAGTTCAATTTTACGTAATTTTAACGGTGAACCAAACATCGTTACCATCGTTTCAGACGACACCTTAGCAACCATTACCACCGCTGGTTATTTAACCGGTACGGCAATTGCTGAAGATATCGTGGATTTACAAAATGCACCTTTCGAATGGGCTTCTACCGACGCAGTATTAATTTACTATTCTGGCGGTCAAGGTTTCTTCACGTACGATTCTTCTACCGCTGCATTTGTTGCTAACCCAGCGCCTGCTGATACTGTAACTTCTGACATGGTTGTCGAGTCTTTAATTCAGCACAAACAAGTTGATGTTACTTTAGCTGAGTTCATTGGCCAATATGCTGCATCGGTTGAATTGGTTGCTGCTCCTGGCGCTGGCAAGAAGCATATTCTGCATCGAGCTAACTTAGCTATTAATTATGGTGGCACGGTCTTGGCTAATGGCGGTGCAATTCATGTACAATATGACTCAACCGCGAACGGAGCTGGCACGAAAGCTACAGGTACATTGGCTGCTGCAACATTAATTGCTGCAACCGCTGATACAACCTTTGGTTTCACACCTGTAGATACAACTTTGGTTGACTCTACAACCTTGAATAAAGGCTTGTATTTAGCTGCTGCTACGGCTGATTTCACCGGTGGTACAGCGTCTACGTATAAAGTTGATATTTGGTACTCAGTTGCTGATTTAGCTTAATCATAGAGGCCCCTCGGGGCCTTTTTTGCATGGAGCATCTTATGAAATCTGCATGGTGGAAAGGTGGTGCTATAGCGTTAGCATTTGTGGTTGGGTACGGTTCGTTTCTGGTTACAAAGAAAAATGACGCGCCCCTCGAGCAAGCCGCGGAAGCAGTATTAAGAGCCCACGGTATCGATATTGACCTGTCACCGGAGCCTTGAGATGGACCGCACACTGGTAGATTGGATTAAACATCATGAAGGTTATCGTCGATACGTTTATAAATGCCCTGCCGATGTTTTGACCGTAGCATATGGACGCAACCTTGAGACGGTAGGTATATCCCCCGAGGAAGCCGAGTATCTCCTGAACAATGATATTGTACGCTGTGTTGAACAGCTCGGTCGCCATATCTGGTTTATTCACCAACCACGCGGCGTTAAAGATGCATTGATTAATATGTGCTTTAACCTGGGTATAACGCGTCTCCTGGGCTTTAAACGAATGATTGCCGCCTTAGCTATGAATGACTATCGAACGGCTGCTGTAGAGGCCCTGGATAGCAAATGGGCCGAACAAGTTCCCGAAAGGGCCAAGGATGTCGCTTTAATGATTCGCGAAGGTAAATAATGCATCCCGAGCAGATATTGCAAGTTAACCTGATCGCATGGCTTGAACATGAATATCCGGAAGTTATCGACGATGTGTATCATTTTGCAAACGAGAGAAAATGTTCAATACAGCAAGGTAGGCTTTTAAAAAGGATGGGAGTGCGTCCAGGTGTGGCTGATCTATTCATTAGTGTTTCACGTGGAACATTCAAGGGTGCATGGATCGAGTTAAAGGAAGGTAAAGGTAAGCCAAGTCCGGCGCAAAAGGAATTCCTGGCACGTATGACGGTGAACGGTTATTTCTGTGCGTGTGTTACGGGATTAGAGGCGGCTCAGGCAGTTATTAAGACTTACTTAACCACTAATGAGTATAGTCACGGTAGGCCTATTTGTTAGACGAACATTTTTTTCTTGATCTTATATACGCCATTTTCGTCTTGCCAGACTTTAAGATTTTGCGGGACTCTGGCTGAGCGGATCATTATCTCCATAGACTCGCGGCTATTCATTTTCATATACCAATCAGATGGATATTTACAGTGCTTCCTAATGAATTGCCCGTACATTACATTTAAAGCTTTTTGTGATTTTGCGCTGTAGGATTCGTATACGACAATTGATGGCTCATGGCTCTCTTGCTCTATAAAACAATAATAAGCAGCGTGTAACGTATAGCTTGCTTCGGTTCCTGAAATTGCATACTTAGCCTCATGCACGCATAAAGTGATCAACTCCTCAGCGACCTTTAACGATAACTTGGCATTAGGGTCGATTAACTCTGCTTCACATGAATAACAGTACCTCGATGTTATGTCATTCTTTTTCAAACACGCATGGCAGTCTTTCCACTCAAAGTAATAATCACAACGCTTGTCATTGGTTACGCCAATGCATCGGCGTGCTGTATCAGGATTTAGGCAGGAGCAAGATGGGCATAGGATCACGTAGTCTTTATCTTTATCTAACGTCTTTTTAACAGCATCCAGCAGTAAGGGATTATCCCAATCTCGATGACGGCTAATATTGCCAGCAAAATCCAGAACCAAGGCGGAGCATTTTCCAGTAGAAGGTGATAGGCGCAATACACGCCCCATGGTTTGCACGAGGAGTACAAGGGATTCAGTAGGCCGAAGATATGCCAGGGTATCGTAAGCGGGTATATCAACGCCAACGCTAATAATTGCGATGTTAACAAGATAGCGAATTTCTCCAGTACGCGCTTTCCTGAGTATTTCTGTACGTTCATCTTGCGGGGTATCTCCTAGAATGAGTGCCGATTCTTCCGGTGGCAGGTGGCCCATAATCTCTTGCGCGTGTCGTCTGGTGGTAGCAAACAGGAACACACCTTTGCGATTCTGTGTCTGCATGATATGCACGACTTGCTTGCAAATAAGCTCCGTTAGGCGTGCGCTTTTCTCGATAACGTCGGCCAGTTGCTTTTGGTCAAATTGACCGGTGGATTTAATCTTAACTTGAGAGAAGTCCAGCATAAGCTCTTCGTCTACTTCAAACTCAGGCTGAACCAAATAACCGTCTTGTATTAGTTTCTCAGTGGTTATATTACCCACTTGAGTTTTAAAGAGGCAGTCTTGACCCACGATGGCAGCGCCTTTAAATCGGAAGTTAGTACCTGTCGCCCCGAGTACACGCATGGGCTTATAGATTTGCTTGTAATATCGTAAGATACGCATAAAAGCTGAGCGGCTGTTAGTGTAATTAATACCATGAGCTTCATCGACAACGATTAAGTTAAAGGTAATTTTACTAATATCTTGTTCTTTTGTAATGCCGTTTAGAACCGATTGAGGCGTACCAAATACAACGGGTTCCGAACAGTCCTTCTCACCGATGGCGGCGCAGTAGATTGACGCATTACCCCCTTGGTTACGGAAGGTTGCGGCGTTGTTGCGTACTAGCTCGGCGTTGTTAACGATGCAAAGGGCACGTTTACCTTGTTGTTGCATAGTTAGGAGGATGGACGATAGCATTAATGATTTTCCGGATCCAACGGAAGAATAGAGTAAAACTGGGTTATCATTTTTTTTAAGAGCATCCCAGCATTCTTTTATTGCTTTCTGTTGATACGGCCTAAGTTGTCTTTTCATAAGCTTCCAAATATAACGCAGCCTCTCGTAGAATATCTGGACGATCTTGACTATTCCCTATAACTAAATTGCAGTTTCTGCATAATAGCCCGCGAACTTCATTTGTTGCATGATCATGGTCTACGGATAAATCAGTGACCTCTCCCGTTCGCTTATATCGATGCGTTTCACTTTGCTTGCAAATCTTACATAAGAAGTTTTGATCGCGTAACATTTTTTCATATTCATCTAAAGAAATATTATATTTTGACTTTAGCATAGATTTTTTATAATACTTTTTACTTCTAAAGATGAGGCACTCCCTGCATGTTGGTGTCGTTCTTTTAAGCTCACTCGCATAGAAATCAAAAATATTTTTATCAATATTGCATCGATTACATGTAATAATAGAGTTAATAGTATTAGATATAAAATTATCCGCATTATATTTTCTTTGTTTATTTTCTTTGTCGCACAATAAACACCTCATTATCACAACAACTGGAGAATGCTCCATATGTATTTCTAGACCTATATTCTCATAAGATAACTTCCCATGTTCTTTACATGATTTTAGAGAATATGTGTTTTTTTCTGCATCTTTGTAATAATTTTCAATATTAAGTTTAGATACCGCGTCTCGCCTTTCTTGGTTATAGCAATCCCTACAAATATTACGAATAACATTTTTATTGTGAGAGTAGGGAGAAAACCTATCAATTGACTTTGTTAAGCCGCATCGTCTACATTTTTTATCACTACTACTTTTAAGATGCTTTGTTCGTCTGTGCTCTAACGTTTGTTGAACATGGCATGCTTTACATATATTGGCTCTACCGTCCTTTTCTCTTTTTGCTTTTTTCATTGACTCTAATTCTTTTTCTTCACTACAAACTCTACAAACCTTCATAACCACCCCTATCACAGGCATCAATTAAAATCCAAGGCAGTAAGTGATGAGCTTACTTGTCGGCCGCCGCCTAGCCTTGGAAACCAGTCATCTTCTTCTCACAACACTACCATGATACACCCTACCTGAAGCCCTACGAGCCGCCTTCCTGTCCTGCCATTTGTTGATCGCATGGTCGGTCGCCCTGCTAGCAGCCCCAGCAGCAGCACCGCCCACAGCACCCGCAACAGCCGCCTGCGCTAGATGCTCACCGAAACCACCACCTTCACGTACGACCTCATGTTTCACGCCCTGGTCGTCTGTGTACGTGCGTACCGGTTGCTGTTGATCACAACCGGTTAAGATTAAGGCGGCTAATATTAATGATTTATTCATCACTCATATCCAAGTTTAAAGGAGGAAGAACGCCAGGCCATTCGCCAGCGTTTAATTTCTTTTCTATTTCAATCATTTTATTGTAAATATTCTGCAAATTACCTTTTCTATCCTGAAGTGCAACCTCTTTTTTCTTCAAGTTTTCCTCGTATTTGTAAATGTTTTCAATATATCCGTTTATTTTTCTAATCGACTCACTTGCAGAATCATATTTGACTTGTAATTTTTTCTTGTACGCATCCAGTTGTTCGCGCTCTTGCTTAAAATCAGCATGAACTTTTTTCAAGACAGATTTATACACCCAATCCACGAACTCATACTTATTTTGTATGAGCTCGGCTTCATTTTCTTTTTCTGTCATACATCACCTCAGAATGGAATATCCTCAAGCAAATCATCCTTCGCCGCCGCATCACGTCGTGCTTTGTCACGAGAAAATGCACTTTCAGCAGCTGGCGTGTAGGTCACCTCAGTCTTAACACCTGTTTCTGATTCGAAGCCTGTCGAGGGGTGTACCTCTCTAACAAAGTTCCCATCAAGCATGCCGCTACCATCAGCCTTAGGCATTGACCATTCACCAATCACGATACCGACAACCTTACCACGCATCATGCTAAGCTCTTGCGTGGTAGGCTCATTGTTGTGTGTTGGTGTGTAATCGCAAAGCTTCATGATTAAGACAAGCATGTTTTTGGCTCTTTCAATCTGCTCTGGCTTGCCTTCAAAGCATTTAATCTTTTGGATAACTTCTCGGTTCTTGAAATCTCCAGAAACCAGCTTCCATGTAACCTGAAAGAATTTGGTTGCGCCACTGTATTGTGTGGCTTCTTTGTTCACTACCTCAAACGCTTTAATTGTGGCTAGCGCCTTGGTTCCTTCCGGTATGGTTGTGAAATCCTGTACAAATGCTTTGGATGGATCGCCTGTGGCACCGCCGTAAAAACCGCTCATGTGTTATTCTCCTAATTAAAAAATGGGATGTATTTTGCTAATGATTCGTATGACATCGGTATTTCATTTGGCATATTAAACCGGTTCTTGCTTACGTGACCATCTGAAACGCCCGTTAATATTACCCTATCACTTGTGCTATGAACTAACGCACGCCCTGAATCTGTATCACTTACGTAGGACTTAAGACGGCAAAAGCCAACAAGATCTACATCGTCGATATACGCTTCTTTACTTTTTTCATGCCCCATAACGATACTATACTTGT